TCGGTCTTGCTGTCAGGCTTGACACGTTCCTCGTCAAAACTGACAGCCTTGAGAAATTTTCGACAGAGATTAATGAGTAAGCCGTTTCCAACGCTTCCACGACCTCGCCAAGTGTTCCTTGCGACAATTCCTCGGCAAGGCTCTCATCTCCTTTCACTAACCACGACAATGCCTTAGCCGCGCTCTTGATGTCCTTCAACGAGTTGAAAACGTCCTTTACGTCCTTAATGTCATCAAACCCAGTCAAGTAGAACCCTGCACCAGCAATCCTCGCTATCGTGGGCGGCATGATGACGTATGCCTTGCCGTTCACCACGACATTGCGGAAGTCCAGCCCAAGAATGGCACTGTCTATAATCTTTGCGCCCTTGCTCATTTTTTTTGAAACTTAAAGGCGGTGGAATGATTGAAACCACCCACCGCCACATCCTGAAAACTTATCTTACCTTAAAAACTTTACTCAGACGTTACTTCGCTTTTGTCGAACCAGTACTCCGGCATGACCGCCTCGTTCTCCGGCTCAAGCATAGTGCCTACCACGGAAATGCCAACCGCTCCGTCAGTGTTCGCCTCGCGTGCGGTGATGTTGGCGTAGGGAAGAACACAGTAAACGTCATCCTCGGTAAGAGCGATTAGGCACTTCTTGATGTCGGTGATGCCACGAGCGCGCTTCCAAGAACCGTCAGTTGCCGTTCCGCCCATGAATGCCGCCTTTGTCGCGAAGTCGTAACGACCGATGGTGAAGTTGAAAGTAACGTCGCCCATGGACTTGCTGCCCATGCGGTAGGTCGCTCCAGTGAGCTGGTTCTTGTAACTGTCCTGCGACGGCTCGCTTTCCTCAATACTCCACGTGTCTTGATGAACATTCTCAACCTCTGTCGCGCCGCTAAGCAATGTATTCAAAGTTGCGCCTGTAAGGTCTGCGGTCACAGCCGACGGCTCGGCGTACCACAACTGCTTTATATCTATAGCTGATACTTTTGGTGCTGCCATTTTACTTTACATTTAAACATTTAAACAATAATCTTACATTCACATAATGACAATTAAGCGTGCTTTCCTCTGACTGGCTGCTTGTGAACAGGGAATACTTGTAGCGAGTGCCGTTGTACTCTCCCGTGACGCTCTTGTTCTGCCACAAATCGTGCGCTTTCGCTTGCAACTTATCAAGACGTGCCTTGTTGGACTCGTCCTTGTAGTCGGGTACGCAGAAGTTGACTTCAACGTAAGACTTCCACCAGTACGTGCTTTCCTGCGGCTCTTTCGAGTGGATGGTTATCCTCTCGTCCGTCAGCTCGCCCACGATGGTCTTGCCATCTGGAACTATCGTTATCCCGAAAACTTTGCAGTCACGATAGATGATGTTCGCTATGTCGCCACTGGTAATCATTTCGTCTTCTTCTTTAATGCGTTCTCGGCGTATAAAGCCGCCCCACTCAAAACATCATAGCCTTTGGCTTCCACGTCGGATGCGTAGTTGTAACCCTTCGGTGATGCGGCATCGTTGATGAGCGTCAGAGCCTTGTCGCTTACCTCGTACCTGTTGGACTTTCTTAAAGTGCCAGTGCGGTTTTTGTAAGAACCGTGCTGCTTCGCGTACTCTACGGCAGCCTTTCCTGTCTCTGTCATGGCTTCCCTCACCTCCTTTTTGAGCTGTTGGAATGCCTTGTCAACATCGGAAAAGTCCACCTTGCACCTTACTCTAACCATATAGCACGATAGCTTAGGTAATTTGTCTCCATCGGCCCTTTTACCGTGCCTTGCCCTCGGACAGTTCCGTCTTGGTTGAGGCATCTCACATCGCTGTTCTCCGCCACATATCCAATGCTCTTGTCGAATACGACCTTGTACTTAAAGTCGTACAACGCTCCGTTGACCGCCGATTTCCTCTCCGCGCTCACATCATCACAACGGCACTTGCCGAGTGTTTTCCACTCGTAGCCGCCAGTCCCCTCGATGACACGACCGTATTTGTCACGCTCTTCGGGGGTATATTCCTTTATCTGTAATGTGTGAGGCGAAAAGAACATCCTACCAACAATCCGTCTTATCAATAATGGCACTTATTCCAAGTAACTCGGCAACTTCTGAATTAGGCGTAATTCCGTACTTTTTGCAAAGCCACAGGTAGTATTTGCCTAACCCGCTGAAATCCCAAGACATCGAGAAGCCGCTTTCATTCACTGAGGATAGCTTAGGCGCAAATGCCAATTCCTCAATGAAACTCGTCATACCAACGCCTACGGAAATCGCATTGCCATCAGAATACTCTTCATCCAAGTTAAAGCCGCCAGAGAGAGACATATCAAGAAGCTGTGCCTCCGACACAGTGCCGAAGGGCTGCAACTTCTGTGATATGTATGCGCTTATTGTCATTAATCTTACTCTTTGTTTTCCTTGCCACTTTTAGCCTTGTCTGCGGTCTTAACCTTAACTAAGCCAAGTGCGGCAAGTTCTTTAGCACGGTTTCCCTCGAAAGAAACTACATCGCCAACCTTATAGGTCTTAGCGAAATCATCCTTATCATGGAACTCACGTAAAACTACTACCTCTATCATGCCTGTACTGTCTTTGTGTCAAGCGTATAAATACGGTCAACATTGTTGATGATAGGCACGACCATTGCTTGTGAGCTTGTGAACTCACGGAGAGGCTTGTTTGTGCGGTACTTCGACAATAAGATGAAATCGTCAGCCGTCTGGTAGTCAACGCCATTAACAGGATGGGTTGATTCTGCCGTGTTAGTCCATGCGAGAGTGCCGAGATTGTCATCACAAGTGACGACGACCATTCCTTCCTGCCACGGCTTGTGGGAGTTTTTCTTTCCGTTGATTTCCGTCTTTATAGTGCGAGCCACACGAACAAGGTTTACACCCCACTTTCTGCGCAGCACCTCAGCCGACTTGTCTTGGTCAAGGGTAGGAACGGTGCTTGTGCTTGTAACCACAATGCGGTTATCAAAGGCGTATTGCTCACGCACCTGCTTACTTGCAAAGAAATTGTTAAGTGCCACATCGTCCATCCAAACCGTTGTTGGAACGTTTTGGTCCTCAATAGCCTTTGTAAATATCTTTTGCAAGTCGGTAATAGGTGTGTCCGTGTCTGGGTTGCCCCATAGAACTTTTACGCCGAACTTATTAGCGTCATAGTAGCCATAGCTTACACGTGCGCCAGTTCCGTTGTTGTGGGCGGCAAGAGCGACACCTGTAGAAAGACCTGAAAGGAACATATCTTCAAGACGCTCATACACGCCCTCAATGCAGCGTGGAAGGTCTGTGAAAATCTTGTTGACGATTTGCCCGATAGGCATATTCTGCGCTATCATAGCGTCAATGTCTTTCATCTGTTTCTCGGACAGATATAGTTCCATTCCTATCTTTGGGATGTCTCCTGTCTCTGTCTCGATTGAATCACGAGATTTCAAAGGCAGCTCCGCATCAAGAGCGACAACATCGGCGGCTACTCGGTTGTAGTCAGCCAATATGCTCGCCCATCTTCCGTCAGCCGAGAACTCAGGGCGAAGCCACTGCTTGTAAAGGTAAGGAAGTGCATTGGCACGCTTCTCATTAAGTCTCTCAACAATTGATGTTACGAGCATCGGAAAGTACTTCTGCACATACTCGAAATAAAGTGATTTTTCCATGTGTTACGCCTCCTCGTCTTTAATGAAGTCAATGTGTGGGCAAGCGGTCTTGAACGCCGCGAGAATAGAGTCCATAGAGTAAGGAACCGCCTCACTGTTCACCTCTCCCCAAGTCATAATAGAAGCCGCCGGCTTCTCCGTGAGAATTGAACGGTACAATACGCCCACGTATGCGTAACCTTCAGGCAGCGTTCCATACGCTCCGTCAGTAACAGACATAGGCTTGTAAACACCGTCTTTTGCGATAATCACATGTCCTGCGTGTATCACTGTATCAGTGAAATCGGACACGTCAAGCGTGCGGCCTCCCTTGAGGCCTGAGATGTACTTCTGAATGACAATGCTGTCATTGCCGAAGACAACTTGCTCACGCTTTCCGTTCAAGCTAAACTGTGTCATTTAAAAAACAATTTTTACGTTAATAACTAACCAACCAACGACTTTGCGATAGCGTCCGCCTCGGCTTTCTCTACTTTTCCGTCAGAGTGAGGAAAGGCGTGTCCGCCACTTGGCAGCATTTGCGTTTTGATATTGTTCGATACCGTAGTGAGCGTGTCAATGATTGCTTTCTCGTCTGCGTCTGCCGCGATTACAAAACCCTCTTTTATGCGCCATTCTGGTATGCCCAATTCTTTCGCTTTCGATGCAATCAGAGTGTTCCTTGCTTCGGCTGCGCGTTCACGCTTCAATGTTTCGTTCTCCTTGATGATTGTGTCGTAGTCTGCCTTTTGCTTCTTACTCGCATCAAGAAGTTCTTTAATCATCTTGTCGTTAGCGGTTTTCTCAGCCTTGTACCACTCTGGCATCTCTTTCATCTTTTCCTCTTCGATGCGCTTGCGCTCCTCTTCAGCTTTTTTCTCTTCTTCTTTTTTCTTGGCTTCGACTTCAAATTCCTCTTTAGCCTTACGTTTTGCAGTATTGACGGCTTCCGTCACACGGCTGTCGTTTGTCTTTTGCAGCTTTTCCAAGAAAGTCTTTTGAGCGGCAACAACCACATCCAAGTTTTCATCATTCACGAAACCAAGCCCCGCAAGGTTCTCGGCGTGTGTCTGTAACATTTCATCGCCTAACCCAAGATGTGAATACTCTTGTTTTAGTTTTTGGAAAATTTTTTCTTTCATGCTATCTTTGTTGATTTCGATTGTAAAATTATCTAAAAGGAAAACATAAAAGAAAAATGCGCCATTGAAAAAAAACACAATAGCGCATAAATGCTTATTTTACCCTTAAACGAGCAATTCAAATATAATAGACATTATTTCTTTGCATCTTCGTGAAAGGCACAATGATTTTGTCTGCGTCATAATCTATAACCGCCCTTGCGAATTGCGCATCTGTAAAGAGACGACATTCGTAATGCTTAATTAGAGGCGTATTGAAAGATTTGAGCCACCACAACGCCTTGTCTTTATTTTCAAAATGTTTAAACACGGCTTTAGCTCGTCTTTTAGTGCTGTATTTGCCCAAAATCTTCTCTTGGTCTTCTCTTCGCACAACACCTTTTTGCGCTCTGATTTCAACCCACGTTATAATGTAAGGACTTATTCTTCTGTTCATATCGTTTATTTTACATTTTCTTCATATATCATCTCGCCAGTCTCATTGCAAACCACAGAGACAACGCCGCCCTTGTAATCAGCAAAGTAACTCTCATCAGTGCCGTTATACATTTTAATGTAATCTATGCACTCTTGTTTTGTGCCATTTTCGAGATTTATTCTCGCCAATCAAACAAAAGGTGGAAAGCGTGAATGGTTTTGTAAAAATAAGAGGAACGCTTTACGAAGTCAATTCTTTTGATGACATTGAGCGGTTATTAGCATTGAAGAACTAAATCCATTTTACCACCGTGTCGCCCTTGTAGCCTTTCTGCCAAACGAACCAAGCATAAGCGATTGCAGAGCCAACGCCCTTGTACTTCTCAAACTCGCCGTTTATGCAGCACTGGATGCGCTTGCTGAACACATACACCGTCTTTGGAGGGTTTTCGTCAAAGAGTTTTCTGCGCTTTATCCCCTCCAAGAACTGAATACGCAAAAGAAAGGCGCACTTGCCTTCTTGCGGCAAAAGCTCCAACGCTTTTTCTACAAACTCCTGCGCATACTTGAATGGCGGATTCGTAACTATGCTTCCATTCCACGGCTCTTTGCAGGTAAGAAAGTCCAACTTTTCATTATCCATTCTATCCACAATGTCCGAGTTCCGCACATTGTAGCCGCAATCTTTTAGCACCACGGAAATAAATCCTGTTCCACAGGCACACTCCCACACGTCCATTGAGAATTGCTCCTGTTCCAAGAGCTTCATTGTCGCAACAAACGGTGTGCAATAGAAATCCCTAACCTCACGCTCCTTGTCCGTGTGGTTGCTCGCCCCCAAAGTGGCGTATGTGCTGCGGCTGTTGGCAGTCCAATCTTTTATATTCCTCATTCTACGATTGAAATATTTGTACACGTTTCAGTGCGATTGTTTGGGTTAGGCTCGTCAAACGTGCAGGCCACCTTGCAGAACGTTCCCAACGGCTCTTGTGCGTAAGATATGCCTTTCTTGTAAACAAGGTGATACACGTTGTCACTGTCTTTCGGCACTTTTATAGTGATGTAGCCTTTCGCAAGCTCCGCAAGGAACGCCGCTTTTTTTGTCAAGAAGTCAGTGTGTGTGCTACCCTCCAAGAGGAATATGAGCGACACCTGTGCGTCAGATACCTTTGGATTGCTGATGACTACCCTCTTGCCATGCTCCAACCGCGATGTGTTCTCCACGTAGGCTTTCATCGTAGGAAAGGCGTTAATGTTGTCAATGAAGTCATCACCCATCTTTATTCCGTAGGTCTCGTATGCGTCGCTGCCATTGATGAGCAAGTCTGATGTTTTCTCTGCCATAGCTTACAGGTTTTTTATTTTATTCTCAACGGCATCCATCTTGTCGCTGATGTTTTTAATCGGCTTCACCACAGCCTCGGTGTTCTTGTTTATCATCTGCAATTCGAGGTAAGACTGGGCGAGGATGTCACGTATGCCATCGGATATGTTATTGCCCGTGGCTTGTTGGACAATCACTGTGTCAAGTTTAGCGTTGGCGAGAGTCAGCTGCGTCATCCTCTGCTCCCCGCTCCACTGTATTGCTGTCATTCTTCCGCTTATCTCGCTGGCTTGGTCTTGCG